TAATTGTGCGGTTAAATCAACTTTATATGGCACATTAATGTTAGTTAGCATCTTGCCAATAAACGTGTTTAAGTCAACACTTGGAAACGATAGGTTTGGCGATATAGCTTGTTTCAACAAAAACATTTCATCCTCGCACAATAGTTCAACAGGCACGTTGTTGTTTATCTTACTTATGTAACCTGTAAATATTACCGTTTCATTTGGAAAGTATGCAGCAATAATTTTAATCTTATCGCCTCTGCGCATCAAAGCATTTGCGCCCTCGTAAATGTTTTTTTTATTGTAGTTGACATTACGCGGCAATGTTACCGATGCCGTTTGTGTTTGCTTATCGTACGACCTCGAAACACTAACTTTGCTAACATTGGCAAATGTAAAGGTATCACTCCGCCCATCGCCTTGTTGCTCTATTATTACGCGGCAAACGATTCTAAACATCTTTAGTTGTTTTAGAAATTGTATAATCTATGTCGCTAACACAATTTAACTGAAAATATTGCACATTGCGAAGCCCTTGTTGCTGCGACATTTGGCAACTTTCAATTACTATTTGACTAACACCAAGTATATTGTTTAAAAAATCACTTGTAACCTTTAGCGATACTGGCGCACTTGAATATGATTTTATCAATCGCGCATCGTCATCAGGGTATTCATCGGGATTTTGTGATGCCACGTAACCGCGAATAGTTATCGTTAAATCACTTTCGCCCATGTATTCTTTAACTGTGCCTTTCAAATCAATTACCTCTGTTTTAACGATTGTTTTGTTAACCGTTGCATCAATTATAACACCGTTTAAGAATAAACCTTGTGTTTCTCCATTTACTTTATTACTTGCTAAAAAGTTTGGTGTTTCAACATAGTCATTAGTTATATCATTATATTCATAAGTAGTATATTCAGGCATTTCAATAAACAATGTGCCATAAACAGGTGTGCCTAAAGATGAAGTTCCATCGGGCTTATCTGTTTTAATATTAAAGTTATTCGCAGCTATTAAAGCACGTTGCACCAATGGAAGCCCGAAGCCCTTTGATAGTGTTCTTACATTTTGCTTCTGCGCTGGTGTCGGTATTATAAATTGTAAACTCATATCTTTATTTTGTTGCCATTAGTTGAAAATCATTAACCGCCTCAATCAATGCCTGCGCTACTTGTTCTTTGATTTGATTTGCACCCTCTTTAATGTTTGTTGTGTTCAAAGTAACTGCGCCAAATTCTTTAATTGATATGTTAAAGTTTTGCACACCTCTACTTTCTACAATGTTTGTCCCTGTGCCACCTTTGGCAGTTGGTGCGGCAGTTGGTGCGCCACCCATAGCCGCTGCTGCCGTAGTTGATGCAGGTGTTTTTTGCAATAATGATATTTGATTTTTAACCGCTTCAATAGTACCTAATACAGTTGCACGTTTGCGACCAAACTCTATTTCATCAATTTCTTTATTATCATACGCTTTCCTAACATTTGATAGTAAATTAAATAATTCAGTTTGATTTGATATTGCTTGGTTTAATGTTTGCGCAGGTGTATCAACATACATCATATTTAATGCCTTTTGATACTGCGCTTGCTCTGCCTTTGCGCCTATTTCAAAATATGAAAGCGGGTTAAAACTTGACTTAAACTTTTCAGCACCATATTTAGCAAAGTTTTCAATTTCTTGGTTTGATTCACTAAATGCTTTTGATAAATTTGCTACTAACCTATCTGCAAAAGATACTGAACTTGCTATAATTCCATCCTGCGATTTGCCTATATTAACTTTTAACTGCTCATAGCTATCACCCAAAGCACTTATTTTCCCGCCAACAGTTTTGGTTTGTTCCTCCATCATATTAAAGAACATACCACCCTCTGCTGTCATTGATTGAAATGCTTTTTCAACTTCTTTAAAGCCGACTTTGCCCTCTTCAACCATTTTCATAATTTCAGATTCAGCAACACCAAACTGCTTTGCTAATTCAGCAACAATCGGAATACCGCGACCTGTAAATTGATTAATGTCTTTTGCAAACGCTCTGCCTTGTGTTTTTAAAGTTCCATATAAATACGCAATGTCACCAAATGGTATCTTTAATGCAGCAGCCACATCGCCTAACATACGGATGTTTGTAACAACACTTCCCGCGCTAAAACCGTATGCTAATAGTTGCTTTGTTGCATCCTGAACCTCAACTAAACTAAATGGTGTTGTTTTGGCCGTTTGTACTAACTGATTTTCCAATGCTTTTGCAGCTCCAGCATCGCCTTGCATTAATGTTCTTAATGATGATGAAAAATACTCGTAGTTTACTAAACTATCTACAACCGCCTTGCCAAATGATACAACACCAGCAACACCTAAACCAATACCTAAAGCACCACCCAAACCGCCTAATGATTTCTGCGCTTGGTTTACTGCCCCATTAAGTTTTTGAGTGTTAGTTGTAGCACTTTTAATGCCACTGCTAAACTTATCTTTAAGGCTTAATATGTATTCAACCGAATTGTTCATTTCTTGTCTTGAATTGTACCGTTAAACTTTAACACCCACATAATGCTCTCAATAGCTTCTGCCCATTGTTCATCATTCATTTGATTTGGGTCTGTTTGATAATAAAAACGGATGAGTGCATTTTGACGCGCAAACTCATCCGTTTCAAATAACCGCTTTGCCGAATCTAATTTTTTTTTAGTTCACCCGCTTCGGTTTCTAACATCGGCAAAATTGTTCTTGCTGCGCTACGTAATGCTTTAAAATCACTGATAATAGCATTTACATCGCCATCAACACAAAGTGTTCTTAAAAACGATTCTACACCCATCAATTCATCTTTAGCAATTAACGCGCTAACGGTCTTGTAAGCAATCCTATCCATTTCACGCAAGTGAACTGTAATAGGTGCGCCTTGTCTGTTCAATACCGTTAATGTGTATATTTCAACACCAGCATACTTTGATTTTAATTCTTCAATATTATTCATTTGTTTTTTGATTTGGTTTCGACAAATTTACTAAACAAATTCGATATGTGAAACAATTAAATCTAATTCCATCGGTATTGATGTATCGCCAGTTGCTGAAGCTATCATGTTTTTCATAAATCTGCAATTGCGAATCTTATGCACAACAGGAATCAAATTAGCATCTGTAAATGTTACAACTATGTCAAACTCTGGTATGTCTTGAATGCGACCATTTGGTGCAGCCGATACAATATTCATAACCTCATTCATTAATATTGTAACCTTTGCCGATGGTGTGATTTGACCGTAGCCACGTGCAACAGGATAACGACCTGTTGCATAGATGTTTTCGGTTGCATCCTCCTCGCCATATTCGATTGCGGTTACCCCTATGATTGGTGTTCCAAGTATGATGCAAGTAATATCTGCGAACTCATACGCTTTGCCGTTAATTAACGGTAGTCCATTTGCTGCCATGTTTTATACTGATTTTACGAAGCCTACGTTTATTTTAATGATACGTGCAACACCTAAAGGAACATTTTGCAATGTCAATTCTAATGTGCTTGTCGCTAAAACATCTTGGGCTGGATTAATAATAACTTTATGTGCTGATAATTCGCCATCGGCTTCCATTTGAACTAATGGATTGTTTGCTAATGTTTCAAAATAACCTATTGTGCCTGCGGTTAGTGTGCCATCTGCATTCACTCTCAATGGTGAACTTAATGCAGGTAACATATTGGCTCTAACAACACGTGTGATTTTTTGGTAAACACGATTGTTTTCGATTGTTGAATAATCGCTTGTAGGTGTAACAGTTGTTTTGCTATCACTCCAATAGCTACCAGTGATTCCTGTTAACTTGCGTAAGAAAATATAAGAGTAGTTATTCAAGCTCTCAAATTGACTATCAGCAAGCGCAGTATATAATTGACCGTTGCTGAATGCGATAGTGTCTAATTCGCTTCCTAATGCCATATTAAACTTGCTTACCCATCCTATTGATTCGCTTACAACTGCTAAAGATACCGCGCCTAACATTGCACCAATAGCACCAACTGATTTGCCAGTTGCTTTGTAGATGTAATATCCAGCATTTGCGCCATCCTGTGCAATACATACGCTTACATTTGGAGCAGTTTGTGTTGATAGGTCAACTAATGATGCCACACTTGCAGTTGCGCTGATTTCAGCGTTTAACATTATTTGCATTGGCTTGTAAACCGCTTCGTTAGCAGTTGCAATAGCTTGCAATGCTGCACATTGTGCCGCTGCGAAAACTACGTTCTTTTCAAACACTGCCATTTGCTTAATAGCACCACTTGCATAATTCTGCATTAATGTTAACGCTGCAAATGTGTATGTGCTTGCTTCTTCTTCGTATAAACCAACATACAATTCGCCTTTAGCTTGTATTCTAAAATACTCGCTAATGTGGTAATGTAATGTGTCAATCCATGATGCAACACCTAACACTGTTGAACCGCTACCTGTTGGTTGTGTCCATACAGTTGTAACACCACCACCTGTTACTGTTGATGCGTAAGGAGTGCCAGTGTTTGGGAAAATACCCTCACCGCTTTTAGTTGTCACAAGTAAATTAGCACTTGGTGAACCAGAAACAACATTTGTTGCACTAAAGCCATGTGTTTGTGTTCCCGCGTTTATAGCCGCTGCAATACCTGTTGCTGCGGTTGTTGCACTTACAGCATCGGCACTTGTTAATGTATAAGTTGCTAATACAGTTTCAACACCTAAGATGCCAGTGTAAGTAATTGCAACGGTATTACCTGCGGCAGGTGTCCCACCGATAACCGCCTTTGCTACCGCTGCCGTTTCGCCTAAATGTGTATTAGTAATTCCTAAATTTTCAGCATCTGCAACTGAAAATATTTTTTTGATTCTGTCGCTTGAAGTAAAGCCAGTTGGTAATGTGCCACCACTTGGATAGTAATGTGCATAACCCGAAATGTAATCTGTGCCGGGTAATGCTCTACCTAAACCGCTTGTACTTTTGACAAAGTTTATATTTGGTAATGCCATTTATTTTTTAGTATTAAAAAAGGCCTACCTACATTATAGCGGGTAGGCCTCTTTAGTTTATAATTTATTTAATATTAAGATACCCAAGTTTGAACCAAAGCAGCAACACCTTTCATATCGGCTCTTAAAATAGCAGAACCTAACATTACTTCCATGTTAAAGATTGAACCTAAATATTCTGGCTTACCGTTACCGTTTGAACCACTATCATACAAAGGTGTCATGCTACCTAATGCACGTGCAACAGTTGTAGAATGGAATGCGATGCAAGCAAGGTTGTCAGTTGTTGCAGTAGCAGCACCGAAAGCTTTAGGAACGGTTGTTGAATTTGCATAAACTGATACCACTGGGCGCATCATGATTTCAAAACCATAAAGCATAGCAACGATTCCGTTTTGCAACACGTTTGGTTGATTTTGGAAACCATTGTAAGATGCTCTAATTACATCACTGATTTGGAATAACTCCCAAAACATATCAGTTGACATTAACAACTTACGATTTTGTCTTGGCACATTGTCCTTGTCTAACTTGTTTGCTAATGCAGCGATGTCAGCTAAAGTAACTGCTTTACGTGTGCCTGTTGCACCCGGTGCTAATGATGTAGCAACTGCTGAACCTGTTGTTCCAACGATGTTAGAAGCACCTGTTGCAGACCAAGAAATAGCAACTTCATCACCAATACGTTGTGTAAGTGTGCTGATTTGTTGACCTAAAACTGATTGTCTTTTGTCATAACTGATTTGCAATTCATCCAAGTTTGTAATCAATACAGGCTCTAAAGCAAATTGATTTAATGAATAAGTGCGGTCAGTATCTGTTCTTTCGTTAATTGAAAGAGGGAAAGTTGCAGGATTCTTAACCACCGTTGGGTTTGAACCTGATTGTGGAACGTGAACTGTTCCGAATGCGATATACGCTGAATGATCTACTGAATAAGGTAAGAAGTCAGCATTTCTGTTTAATGCTTCTTGTACATCTGATACCCAAATTTCTTTTATTAATGCCATTTTGTTTTTGTGTTTTTACGTGAATAA